AGATAGTTTATCCGCCAAGTTACTTTTATAATTAGCGGCATGAATTTTAGATAAGACCTCATTAAAGCCTTGATCTGGTTTTCGGATTCCTAGTCTTACAACGTCACCCATGGCAGGGGCACCAATGAGGGTTTCAAGATTAGGGTTTTCTTTAAGATATTCCTCACGAGCGTTCCATGACATAATCTTGTCAAAAACTTCATCAGTATCTTTATTGCGAAATGTATATGTTGGCATATTTTTATTTATACAAACCAGGATGGCGTCTCACGGTTTTTCCAAGATGCGAATGATTTTTTATCATTCAAATAATAGTTGCGATAGCTTTGAATAGCATTACTAACTTTATACTCATCAGGCATAGCGGGAGTAGGGTCATCAAAGCCGCCACCAAATTCAATATTTTGAGGTGGTTTATTAAGATAACCAATTAGTCGTGCACTTGCATGTACCCTACCATAACGATATGTATACTCATCCATTAAAGCAATCCACAACGAGAATAACCAGCGGTAATGAGATTCACGCTTTCTTACCCAAACTGCTGAAGGATGGTTGATATGAGTAGCCCGATAAAGCAAAGCATCACGATTATCAGGGAGTATATACGTGGTTCGTTGTCTGCCAGTTGCACCTCCCCTATCAATAGTAGGAAAGCCATCAAGCACCCGATGAGCGGTAGAAAGTAGTTGAGCATATTCAAGAATCATTTTAACAACATGCTTATCAACATGCTGTTGTGCACAATCGGTCGGGTTGTTGCTCAAATAAAATATGTTCACAAGGATATACCTCAAACGTTACATTAGGATTACTTGCTAAGGTTCTAATCTTAGCAATCTCCAAATCTTCAATACTCTTATATACACCAACATGTAATGTCTTTTTAACGCGATTCTTTTTATCGCGTACTTGCATCTCTAGATTATATACTGTATGCATTTTAATTAACAGCGTTTACGTCTAGACTGGTTTCACCAGTTAGCTGCTCGTACATAGTTTCAAACTCTTCGTGCTCGGCGACTTCTTTAGAGAAGTTTTGCTTGTGATATACTTTAGCAAGTTTACGAAACGTCTTTTTATTCATCTCATATTCTTCACAGCAGTTAGCAATTGCTTCTTTAATAAAATCACGTTCACCATCAATACGTGCCATAGATGCAGATAACTCATCCATACATTTCTTAATAGCTTTACGTGCGGCGGGATCTGACGGTAGACTCATTTAAACCTCCAATAACAAAAAATCAAATTTATCAGCACTATCTTCATAATTAATATAACCTCTAGGGTTACAAACTACTCGGGTAGAGCCAATCATATAATCAAACACATCATGCGTATGACCGTGGGTCCATAGCTTGATCTGGGGACGATCAAGAATGAATTCAGAAAGATCAGAACTATAACCACCGTTCATCAGGGTATCATTCTGGTATCTTGGTTTGGTAGATTGCTTAGAAGGTGCATGGTGACCAACTACAACAAACTTTTGATCGTGATTGCCTTCAACAACTGCATTGATATATTGTAGCATCATTCTATGCTCATTAACAGCAGCTTCGGGAGAAAAACGACCAATTCTTGTATGGAAATTACCATCTTGATCTCTGTAGTGCACTGGAACTCTACTATCAGTTACGATACGGAAATCGTTCATCGCACTTTTAATATGATATAAAGTGAGGGCATCTTCTTTATTCATATCTGTCCAAAGCGTACCACCAATAAATGTAATATCACCAATAGTCTTACATTCTTTTTCGAGTAGATGAATATTACCAAAGTGCTTGCATACTTTACGGAGAATAGATTCACTCTCGGCAAAGTCACCGTTGTAATGTTCATGGTTACCCATGACGTAAATTACATCTTTATATAGCCGTGAACATTGATCGAAGAAATCAAAGAAACGTTGCCCATGGGTACCTAACTCGATAATACTTTGAGGGTCAAATTGTCTGAGGTCTTTAGCCAGAACAATATCACCTGAAAGAATCAAGACATCAGCCTCGTGCTTGTTAGTGACTTCTAGTTCACCGAATTCAATATGAAGATCAGAACCAAGAGCTAGTTTCATGTTAACGTCTCATTTGCGATAGTTCAACCGCGTTATCGTCACTAAAGACCGGTACAAGATTTGACTTATGCATAGTAGCTACACCAAGCATTTTATCGCCAGTATAATGCATAGTTTTTTTACCAGTAGTAACCGCACCTACGTGACCGGTATCACGGCTAGGATGACGAACAGTCTCTCTGATATAAGGGGTAGTTACAGTACCAGGTAAGTTAATAATATTAAGCACAGGCTTTTTCTTAACCTTACCAGTAGGCTTAATACCATGCTTTTCACACCACTTTGCATATGCCTCGCGCTCGGCTTTAGGCATAGTCTTAGGTTTAACTTTAGATTTAGTATTCAAGTAGATCATAATATATTATAACATAATCAGAATAAAAGTCAACCTTTACGGGGTTGTCGTAACCTTACCTGTTTGACGTTATAAAATCTCTCTGGTTCAGGTAAGTCATCACTCACTGACCAAGGACTTGGTTTAGGTTTTTCGAAACGTTTAAGTAACGATACCCAAAGAGATTTTATTCTAAAGGGGCAGATTCTTCCTTCTTCTCTGCCTTCTCTTTAACCGGTTTAGGTGTAAGAGCTCTAGGAAACGCTTCGCGTACAATATCTTCTTTCAATGTCTTGTATTTGGTCTGTAACTTACGGTCTTTAGCAAGACATAAAGCCTCTGCCTCTGTCCAGTGAATGCCTTCTAGCATATTAACAAACAAAGACTCTTTTTTAAGTTTAGGTAGGTTAACGTTAGGTTCTAACCAGACATAGAAACGTCTTAGCTCTAACTGCAGAGAAGATTCACTGTAACCAATTGGTTTGTCAGTATCTTTTCTAAAGGGTGGCTCACCATCGGGTAGATCCATCTTAAGTGCAGGATCATAGTTAAGACGAAGTAAGACCAGCAAGGGGTCGGTTACATTGTCACGTAATACTGCAACTTTCTCTTCACGAGTCTTAGCAGCTTCAAATTTATCTAAAATCTCTGGTACTAGTAAATGCATTAGAATTCCTCTATATGTTCAATCATCTGCTTCATTCTATTAGCCATAAAATAATTAAGCAATTGGCTTCTATCCTTCACAGGGTAGTTCGTAAATGTATTTATAATCTCTTCTTGAATGTGTTTAGGAATCATAGCAAGATCGACTAAGGTAACATTACGGTGATAGTTACGTCTTTCTTCTTCTGTCTTACAAGCAATAAAACCGTTATCAAAGAACTCTTGTAGACGCTTGGCAGTAATAGACTTCTGTCTCTCACCACTTACAATTGCATCATCAGCAGTAAGGATATTAGGTACACCGTCACCTTTATCACCCTTAACAATATGCTCCATCAAAATCTCATGGATTGTATTTTCAGGTTTGATAAACTTTTTAAGTGTAGGCGAGAACTGTTTAACGTGCTTGTACTTCTGTAGCTGATTAAAGTCATGGTCACCGGAGATAATCAAAAACGGTTTAGGTTCTGATACCAGTGTACCTTCTTTAAGATCGTTCTCTAAGGACCAGTAAACCAGAGATGCAATAACATCATCTGCCTCTGCACCTTCAATCTCAATTACTTTATAGGGGAATACCGTCTTCAATTCTTCTTTAATAAGATTAATAGAATCAAAGATCAGAGGCCAATTGAACCCCGAGTCTTCCCTAGCTTTCTTACGATTGGCTTTATAGTAAGGAAACACTTCCTTACGCCAGTACTTACGACTATCACACGCAATAACAACTTCACCGTATTCTTTACCAAACTTTACCTTATGACTTCTGATGGTATTGATAACCATATGACGAAGTAAGTTAACGTCTAGTTCAACATCGGTTCTATTACCAATCTCAGCCATTAAGTTAGAGATAATAGTCTGAGAATAGTCAATAACAATCATTTAATAACTCTCACAATAATACATTCATCGTTGATACGACCAGTTACATCGTATCCCTTGGTTGTGAGATCGGAAAGAAGCTTACGCAACTTTACCTTACTGGCATCAAGCAATACTTTAAGGAACGCTTCCGGACGACGAATAGTACGACACTCACTCATATCCGGATCATAGTTCTGTAAGGTAGAACCTTTTACCTGAATGCCTTGTGCAGAATCTGAACGATAGGCAGCCAATCTCTTATACTTAACATTATATATCCATACTTGAGAGGCTCCAACCATCTCAGAAGGATTTACTGACTTAATACCTAGTTCAGTATCTTCTTTCTTGAACTTGAGCTTAGCTACCTGTACTGCTGGTGGCTTAACCTTAGCTACACGAGGTTTACGATTAGCTTTCTTAAACTGAGTATACTTCTCAAGATCAACAATGAAAGCGCCAAACAACTTTACAATATTAGCCAATTGACGTCGACCAATATAAGAATACGCTTCTTTCAGTTCTTTATCTGTAGTCTGATATACTTCAGTAAACTCCATACCTCGTTTACGTGCCCATGCATCAATATCTTTACAGTAAGGCTTAGGGATAGAGTTACCCTGGAGATAATTATAGAGATCAAACTCTTTATCTTCCTTAATAAAGGCATCAACATGGCCTTCTAGTTCACCGATTACTTCAGCAATTTTGTCTTGCATGTAATCACGAACCGAAGGACGAGCTGGCTTATCTTCTGCAACTACTTTTACTACTGTATCAGATTTAAGAGACTTAATATAAGTCTCTAGTTGTTCGACATGCTTAGGGATAAGAGTATTACCGTTAAGCAACAACCTAGCCGTCCAGCCATAGGTAGTACTGATCTGATTATCAGGTACACCATCAATACCAGATGTATCTAGAGATTTAATCTTAGCATATTGTCTAAGATATAACCGCGCATCTTTCTTATCTTTATCTTGATTATAAAAATTGAACGCGCGGGATAGCGCCGACTTATAGTTAGTCAGTTCGGCAGTTATACCATGAGGTTCGTTTACAGCTACTCTACTCATAGGCCATACTCAAATGAAACACGAGTTACAGAGTCGTATCGGAATGAACGCCATTCTTTCTTATCTACATCAAATACAAAACATGTATCTGGATTAGCTTTACGCTCAGTCTTTTTCTCGTAGATAGGCGCTTCTTCAGACAACGTACAAAGCATTTCGCGCTTAGTACCGTCCTTTTTATTGAACTCAATAAACACTCTAACGTCATAGAGCGAACCAAGCAACCAGTTCCTAAACTGTTCTTGCTCTTCAGGAGTTGCGTTATTATACCAACCGGCTTTCACTTCTTTCATATTAACTTCCAGTTCTCAAAAATAATGTCTTACCGTCTTTAGACTGTTGAAAGTCTTCAATAAAGACATGATGTCTATCTTCAGATTCAATTATAGCTTTATCAGCCGCAATCCACAAATCCAACCACGTAAGTTTACCTGTAGGTAGAGGAACCGTAACTGCATGCTCATGACCCCAGTGATCTCTATAGACAAGATTCTCTGCTTCCAGGCCTGAAGTATCGTTGATATCTTTTACTTCGTAGATCGACCACACGGATTTAAACGTGTTACTGTCTCGTAACGAATCGTAATAATTCCACTTAGTATCAAAATCATCTGTAATCATATAACCTCCTGAACATACGTTATTATATGCTACTTTAGAGTTACGGTCAAGCGTTACGTTATGAGTTACGTAACGGTCTCAGATGGGATTTATTTACTTTACATTGAATCCATGAGTTATACCAGGCGTTACTGTCTTCAAGAACAGCATGTAACATTTGCTCCTTGGCTTCCAAGTAGTTAGTTACGCCTTTAGATGGGCACAGATGAATTATCGTGCGCTTGAAGTTTTCTCTTCCATAAGTTTCGATATCTGTTTTGAGTTCATCAGAAGAACTCCAATACTCTTTCCAGTCA